GCCGTTCTTGTAATAATGGGTATAGTATCAATGTTTAACTAATAAACATAGGAAACAATAACAATATGTTTTACTCATAAAAAAAGGCAACCTTTTACAGTTGCCTTTTTTATTGGTTAATTATATATTACTTATTAAAGATTTTATATAAAACAGCGGCGGCTACTAAGCCAACTAAACCTTGAGCACCAAGTGATGCAACAATACCAGTAATAGTGCCGATTACATCGCCACCAATAAATGGAACTGTTCCACCGAAAATAACCTGTAATACGATTGCAAACGCAATTAGTGCTACACCCGCTTCTGTACCGGCTTTAATCCAGCCTGTGATATCTTTTAACATATAATTTCTCCTTTGTTGTTAAAATTAGTTTATAGTCATTCCAGACTCTATATTTAACCACACTATTGTGGTTATTATTGGCATCATTACCAAATTCAATTGTTTTATTTAGTTTTTTTTAAAAAATCACCGTTCTTGTAAGTCTTAACCGAGTGACATTCTGAACATAATGTTTGTAAGTTACTAGGATTGTTGTTGGATTTGTCTCCGTCTATATGATCCACGTGCAAAAACATACGTGATATAACAAGACGTTCGTCGTAAGGAAGTTCTTGAATTCTTATATTTTTTAGTGGTTCGTGACCACATACAGCACACACGTCGTCTTTATGAAAAGTCCACATCCTGTCTAAACGACCATTTCCGCCGTACTCGCGTAACGTTAATTGATGCTTCCTACAAAGCGTCTGTGAGCCAGGACCGTGGTATTCTGATATATGTTCGTTACAGCCATCAACTTTGCATATTGCTGTTGGCTTTGATTTTTTTAGTTTATCTTTAGTTGGGTCACGACGTTTATTAAACGCAACTAAATTTTCTTTATTTATAAACATTTAATTTAGTTATCGTTCAAAAAACCCACAGGTTATTTTTTATGAATTTTTAAGAATATTTTTTAGCATAAATAAGATTAAGTATATTTAAGGAGTAAAATATGTCAGTATCATCATTAACTAGAATGACGACACCATTGGCAACTGACCAATCAGGATCAAGCCAAGGCTTGTTAATGCCTAAGTTAAAGTATAGATTCCGTGTGGTTTTTGAAAACTTTGGAGTATCTACACCAAGAACTGAATTAACAAAACAAGTAATTGACTTTACAAGACCATCTGTAAGTTTTGACCCTATTGATATTGATATCTATAATTCAAGAGTACGTTTAGCAGGTAAACACACTTGGGATGATATTAATGTTAATTTACGTGACGACGCAAGTGGCGCTGTTTCAAAATTAGCAGGCGAACAATTGCAAAAGCAATTAGACTTTATGGAACAAGCAAGTGCGGCATCGGGTTCTGATTACAAATTTACTACACGTGTAGAAATTCTAGACGGTGGTAACGGAGCACATGAGCCTAACGTTCTTGAAACTTGGGAAGTATATGGATGTTATCTTGCTAACGTAAACTACGGTGATTTAAACTACGGTAGTTCAGAGCCAGTTACAGTTGCAATGACATTACGTTTCGATAATGCAGTACAAACACCAATTGGTAGTGGTGTTGGTTCAGACGTAGGCAGAACAATCGGCGAAAACGTTTCGTAATCTAATCCAAAATGGGATTTGGTAGTTTTCTAAAGCAGTCGTTAAAGGAACAAGTAGGAAGTTGGGATAACTTTAGCGACGGCTTTAAAGAAGGATTTTTTGGCGACGATTATTTTCGTGATTATAAACACGCGAGTAAAACTTTTGTTGCTGACGGTCAGGCACTTGCGCCTACTAATAAGTTCCTATTTCATGTTTACTTTACGTTAAACACAAGTGAAATACCACAATTAGCACAAGCAATGGGCGGAGCAGAAGGCGTTTCGCGTATCGGTATGTTAGTTAAAACTGTAAAACTTCCTACTTTCAACTTTGAAGTTGAGGAAATGAATCAATATAACCGTAAGCGTTATATACAAAAGAAAATTAATTACAGACCGGTAAGTGTTACATTTCATGACGACGGAAGTGATTCTGTACGTTCGATGTGGTACAATTATTACAATTACTACTACAATGACCCAAGTTATGGTTATGATGGTCGTGGATCGAATAATCCAAGTTACAACGAACGCGATATTTATAACGAACATAGATCCGTACACGATTGGGGTTTTAGTGGAACTGGACCAAATGGATATGATAAACCAGCATTTTTTAAAGATATTAAAATTTATGGTTTGAATCGTGGTAACTTTACATCATATACATTGATAAATCCAATTATTACTGATTGGGATCATGATCAGTTTGATTACAGTGCAGGTAGTGAAGTAATGCAACATACCATGACTATAAGTTATGAAACTGTTAAGTACGGTCGTGGCAAAGTTGGTTCCGAAGTTAAGGGATTTGGTGATTCAGCAGTATACGATACAAGTCCTAGTCCGTTAAGAGCAGGCACGACTGCTACATTATTTGGACGTGGTGGTATACTTGATTCTGGATCTAGTATATTGGATGACTTAGCATCTGGAAATATTTTAGGTGCTATCAGAACAGGCGGTTCTTTAAGAAATACACTTAAAGGAAAAAATGTTAGTTCAATAATTTCCTCGGAATTAGTTTCAACTGCTATTTCAACTGGTTTAAATTATATTTCAAATAATGGATCACGAAGTAATAATAGTTCATTTTCTATACCTAGTATAGGCACAGGAATAAATGCTGTTGTTGGCGGTATTACAAATACAGCAAAAGGATTATTTTCGGGCGATTCATTTAGTTCATTGTCCAATACATTAAGTAATGCAATGCCTGATATGGGAAATATAACTAATGTTTTTGGCGGAGTTTCATCTAGTGCTAATCAATTAGCACAAAAAATGGCACCAGGTACTGAGTTACATACAAACTATACTGCGTTTTTTAATAATATGAAAACAACTATGGAACCTGGCATGGCAGTAATGGAACAGCAAATGTCCGAAGTTGCTAGTGATATAAGTACAAGTGTTACACCAAGTGTAACTAATTTACAAAGTATTCCAAGTGCGGATAGTTTGAAAAAGATAGCATCAAATGCATCGCCTGCATTAAATACGGCGTCTAAATCTTTTGCACCTATTGCGCAAGGTATATCGGAACAAATGAAAACATTAACTGAATCGGGTGAGATGCGTCAATTGACAAATAGTTTTAAAAATGTAGCAGGTAATGTTGTTAGTAATGGTTCAAATATAAGTCAATGAGTAAGAAATTAGACACTAATCATTTTTATCAAGATTCCGATACTGGAATTAGTTCCGAACATTATAATATTGTTTTAGGATTTTTTAAAAAAGTTACAAGTAATCAAAAATCAGCAGAAGCATTTACTGTTGATTTATTTCGCGTTGCTAAAAATACAGGCGTTTCAGTTTTAACTTTACTGGAAACAATGCAAGACAAAGATGCAATGGGTGTTAACGAAGTAATGGCATTTTACTTAAATCAAATCAGATCACAAAGTGCTTTGTTGGGTGTAAGTAATACACTTGTTCCAAATCAACAGGTTGCTAGGAATATACTAGCATAAACAAAATGGCTAAATTCTCACAAGGCCATTATACACCACGTAATCCAAATAAGTACGTAGGCAAAGGATCAATTACATATCGTAGTTCGTGGGAATTAGCATTTATGAACTTTTGTGATAATAATGAACATATTATGGAATGGGCAAGTGAGTCTATTAAAATTCCATATCGCAATCCATTAACAGGCAAACAGTCAATATATGTTCCTGATTTTTTAGTTATATACGAAAACAAACACGGCAAACGTGTTGCTGAGTTAATCGAAATAAAACCCAAAAAACAAAGTGTGCTAACCGAGAAGTTAAATAGTAAAGAACGTGCAACAGTTGCAGTTAACTATGCTAAGTGGGAAGCCGCAATTGCATGGGCAAAACGTAACCACATTGTATTTAGAGTTATAACAGAAGATCAAATATTTAGAAAATAATATGACCCGCAAACTTGAAGAATTATTCGAATTACCAGAAACAGCAAAAAAACAAGATAAGAAGTTAGAAACAACTTCCGAAGAAATCACAGCAGTTGTTGAAATGAGTAATCTTGAAAAGATTGAAAATGCATTAACAGCAGTAAGAGGTCTAGAAGCAAGTGATGCTGAAATGGATAGTCTTGCTAGTCAAGCAATTGAAAGTTACAAAGACTTAATGGATCTTGGAATGAATGTTGAACCAAGACATGCTAGTGAAATATTTGGAGTTGCTGAACGTATGCTTAATAGTGCTATCACAGCAAAGAATGCTAAAGTTAATAAAAAACTTAAAATGATTGACTTACAACTCAAAAAAGCAAAACTGGATATGGATAATCCAGAAGGTAACGTAGGTACTATGTCAAATGGTGCATTACTTGATAGAAACGAACTTCTTGACAGACTTATCAAAGGAACAGACGAGTCTATTGTTGATGCAGAAGAATCTGACAAATAGTATAAATATACATAACATTTAAAAATCTAACGATAGGAATCGGTATGAG